ACCCACGACTAGCAGATAGATCAACAGTTGAGGCCTGGGCACATCATTTGGCTTATGGACAGTTTCATATTAGCGAGCTCCAATCCGGGCTTGCAAAGGAGATATTAAATGTATGAATTTCAAGGTTGGTGGTTTCCAGACATGGAAGACCATTTCCCAAAAATGATCAACAAAAGCATCAGCAAAGGTGGTCCTGCTGAATATCAATATCAGGTACGCGACCGTAGCTTGCGCTATGTTAAAAACAATCGCGTGGCCCTGGACATTGGCGCCAACGTAGGCTTGTGGAGCCGCAGCCTGGTCAAACACTTTGATCAAGTCATAGCCTTTGAACCTGTGGCTATGTTTCGGGACTGCTTGAGCAAAAACGTTGTAGCAGAGAACCTGACTGTGCGCACAGAAGCACTAGGCGATCGCGACCAACAAGTCACAATGGTGCTAACTGAAGGCAACACAGGACACACTCACATTGATCCCAATGCACAAGGCGGCGAAACCACTGTGATACGCCTGGATAACTTGAAGTTAGAAAAAGTGGACTACATCAAAATTGACTGCGAAGGTTACGAGTATCGTGTGTTGTATGGTGCGCAGGACACAATTCGTCGTTGCAGACCCATTGTTGTTGTGGAACAAAAGCCGCACGAAATGTATACCAAGGACTACGGACAACACGCTGCCATAGGCTTGTTGCAAGACTGGGGCATGGTTCGACTGGATCAAGTAAAAGATGATTGGATCATGGGATGGCAATAATAGATCAAGCATACCAGCAACAGCTGGATCAACTGCACAAAGGTGGCAAGTTCGACAATGGCTACAAAAGCTATCCTATTGTCAAAGACTTTTTAACACAATATCAACCCACCAGCTTGCTGGATTTTGGCTGCGGACAAGGTGGCTTGATTCGTGCCATACAAGAACAACATCCTAGCATATTCTGTGAAGGCTATGATCCGGGCAATCATCAGTTCCGTCAGTTGCCCAAACGCAGTTATGACGCTGTGATTAGCACAGATGCAATAGAGCACATTGAACCTGCGTACTTGGACGAAACACTACGCATCATTGACAGCAAAATTCAACGCTGTGGCTGTTTTAGAATTGCCTGCTATCCTGCCAAGAAAAACTTGCCGGATGGGCGTAATGCACATTTGATTGTAGAACTTCCTGAATGGTGGCGTGACAAAATATTGTCTACAATGAATGTGGATATTGTGTGGGAAAAGATCAAAGTAGTAGACAAAACTGCAACGTGGCCGCACGTGAAAGGCCACAACTATGATGTAATTGTTCAGCGCAAGTAAGGCAAGAACTTTTGATAGATGCGCCCTTCTCTCGCATCTTGATCACTCCAGTGTGCAGCCGCTAGGTCATTGATCCATTGGCTGCGATCAAACTGTTGTGGTTGTTCGATTCGAGTGATATCTTTGTTGGCCACTGCCCAACTCACACAGCTGGAATCATCAGCAAACACAGGAACTCCAGAACATGCTGCTGCCACGCTGGCGCTGCTGTTGAAAAACACTGCGGCATGAGCATTTGCTAGATTGTCCAACAGTGTGCTGGTTCTTGGGTCAACTACTGTAATGCCAAGATTCACATGGTGTCGTGATTGATACTTCACAAAGTCTCTAGCTTCATAAGAACCCGGATGTGGTCTGATCAATATTGGCCTTTTGCTGTATTGGCGTATTTGCCCAATTTTTTGTTCCAGCCAAACCAAAGGATCCAGTGTTTTCATTGCGAATCCGCCATCTCGTTGCATGCACACCAGCACATGCCCACGTTTGCTACCGGTATAGGGCAAGAGATCCACATTCAGGCTGGCACGTATTTCGTTCCATTTGTCCGGCGTGCTGTTGCGATTGGCATATTCTGCTTTGTCGTAGAACGGTCCGCCGAGACTGTATCGCAAATAGGTGCCAGTGTTGTCCAGGTACTTGAAACAGCTGGCATCTATGCACATGGTGTGGCTGCCACGACGAGCCTGTTCAGCAATGATTTGTTTGCGCAAGGTAATGTTGGGTCCACCAGTGTTGGTTGTTGCCCACCCCAGGATCACTGCCAGTTTAGCAGGGCGATATTGACAGTCCCATTCCACCCGCACAGGATCGCCTGACTGTTTTACACCTTCAGCAAAGCTCTCCAAACACTGTATCTTCCTGGCATGCTTGCGAGGGTTAGCTACAGAACTAACATACACTACAACATCATTGGCCATTGAGAATCCGCCATGCTGTGCCATCACGCATTTCGGGTTCTGTAAACTGACAATAGGCCAGGTGTGCAGCCCAAAGATTTACTTCGTCCAAAGTTGGAATGTATGGCTTTTCTATTTCTGACAATTGTTTACTGCACAACGGAGCGGCTGCATTGGGTCCCAGTGTAATAGCAGGTTTGCCCAGCAACAGTGCTTCAGTGGCCGCAATACTTGAAAATGTAACCAAACAATGTACGTCCTGCTCTAACGCCATGGCCATAGTATCGGTGCTCTGTCGCACACTACGGCTTTGCTTTTCACGCACAACAATAGGACGATCAGTATGTTTTTTAATTTCTGCTTGTGTGTCTATTAACCACTGCTCAAGATTGATGTTGTAGAGATTCAGCAACTTTTGACTAGGCGGGGCTAGCAGAATGTTGGTGCCTCGACGAAACTTGATGGGTTGTACGCCAGTGGCTTCTAGTCTGTCCCTGGGCCTATCAATAATAGGGCCAAAATACTGTACATCGTTTTTGGTAATACGGTGAAAGGTTTTCTTTTTTCCGTTGCCAAAATAGCCTGTGTCCATGTAGTAGAAGTCCCGACCACTGGTACGGCATGCAGCTATCTCTTTGCGCTTGGTAATACCGCGCAGTATCACAGGAGTCATTGCTTGTTCTTCTCGACTCCAGGTACTGATGCGGCCACCAGACCCTTGAATAAAACTTTGTAAGATAGGATCGTACATGTGACCTTTTTCTGAAAATTTAAAATCTTTGCCATCGCTAGCAACTGCGGCACAAGCCCCGGTATTGAGTGCAGCTATTCTAGCGGCAATGTCTTCTACACTTTGTCCGTAGTACTCACCAGAAGGGTCCACTCTGTATTTTAATATGTCACGGAAGATAGCGGCTATCTCGGGTGTTACCATGTCTAGTTCATGGCGGGTCAAGGGCACTAGATCATCGTTTTCTTCACTCATAATCTTTGCTGGCAATATTCAGTAAGTATTCGTTCTCTGTGCCACTCGTTGCCTTGTGGAGTATCAGCAAACTCCTGAAAGCATGGCGTGCCAAGTGTGTAGTGCAGTAACTTGGCGTCGGCATTTGGCCCGTATTCATCAGGCAACCAGTTCCATTCAGGTGGGAGTTCGCCCACACGCTCATCATCCAGCCAAGTAAACCTGTGTAGTTCAGCACCGGTTGCTTTTTGCACAAACTCGGGAGTGAGTTTGCGATTGGGAAAACTGTTGCAGTTCCAGAGTATGACACTTGACCAGTTCTTGCGTGGATAATCTTCGTTCTTGGACCCTAGATACTTCTCAGTCATTCGAGTTTTGTAGTCATGCTTGACCACCATGACATCATTATAGGGATTTTGCAAGTCCCATAATTCAGCAATGTCCCCACGTACAATCATGTCGCCGTCTATAAAGATAGCCCATCCTGTGTACTCCATCAAGTGAGGCACCAAGAAACGTGTGTAGATAAAATGATTTGAGCCGTCTGTGTGCGTTTCTGAATAGTCCCGAAACAGATTAAGTGCCACAGGCACAATAGCAACAGGTCTAGAACTGTTGCGAATGATTGAATTCACACAGGTATGATATGCTATGGCTTCTCTAGGATCATATCCTACAAATACAGGAATAGCTTTCATTTACGCTCAATGTCCTCTTCCACACAATCTTCGCCGTACTGAATTTCAATTAACTTGAGTGGTTGATTGGTTTCATTGCACAACTGATGCCACTCACCAAGTTTGATCCAGGTGTGTTGGTGTCGCGCTGGACTAGCCATCAAGTCATAATCAGTGCTGTGTGGATCCACTGTGTATACTGTGGCTTCACCTTCAGCAACAAACCAAAACTCTGCACGTTTTTCGTGCCGTTGCATGCTCAAGCATGTCTTGGGATTTACTGTGAGTTCTTTGAGTTTGGTGTTGGCACCCACTTCGTGTAACACTCGATAGTAACCCCAAGTGCGTTCAGTGCGCGGTTTCTTCCAGTCCTCAAGAATCCAGCTGGAGCTGTTCTTCTTGTCATGTCCCCCAACACCAAACACAAACTCAACGTCGGGCACTGACATTTCAGGAATGTTTTCCTGTGTGCGATCTCCGCCGTTGGCAAAAATGATTTCAGCATTGGGATGTCGTGCTTTTACCATACGGATAGCATCACAACTGGACCCATCGTCGTCGTTGTAAACCACAACTTCGTCAACCACTGCAAGATTGCCAACAATGGCCATGCGCTCTTGCAAAGGCATGAAAGGCCTACCTTTTTTACGGGTAAGCCATTCATCAGAGTTAAGTCCTACTATCAGTCTATCACCCAGTGTTCGGGCAGCTTTGAAATAGGCAATGTGTCCAGAGTGCAGGGGATCAAATCCCCCAGTAACTATAACAATTTTCATATTGCTATTTACTGGCAGTGCTGTTACACGGTAATATCTTCCATGCCAGCTGTGCGTAATCTAGTGATATGACCCAGCTGCCATTGCTTGGTTTCTAGGCCTTTCATGATACCCAACCAGCGGTTACGCAATAACGCCACTTCGTTGATAATGGTTTCAAAATCAACCACTTCGTCTTCGCCATCAGCATACTTTTCAGCATCTCGACTAGTTAATGCTCTAGCATAGCTTTCAAGGTACTTTTGAAAATGTTTACGACGAATTTTGCGCAGTTGTATGTTGAGATAATTTAGCACAGCCTCAATTTCTTGTAGTTGGTTAAATCTGTGCTCCGTATGTCCCGGTAGTTCTTTAAGAGCACGTTCAACTAACCCACCAATTCTACAATCGCGTTTGGCATCTTCTAGCTCACGTTCATAGTGAGCAATAAAATCAGGAATCGCCCCAAGATCAGCAACAACTTTACTGTACCACATTATATGTTTTTCTCATTGAAATATTGATTTATTTCTGGCCAAAGCTTTTTCCAATCAGTGCCGCGCCGTTGATCAATTGTGTCTAATGTTTGTTTTAGCATGTGCAATCGATCAATTTCGACAGTACCAGCAGCCGCAAGAGCTGCAATACCTTCCAGACGTTTTCGAGACTCAATGTCCCAGTCTGTAGCAATAGGAAATTCAGTTATCAGTTGATCAAACTGATGTTGAAAAAACTCACCACCAAAAATTTGAGGATGATATATTTTCTCAAGTCCGCTGTCAACCAAGTGATAATCCTGCAGAATTTTAGGATTGATTTTTTTATACTCTGCAATTCTTTGTTGCAGATCAATAGCAGTTTTCATTGTTAATGAGGTTATTACTTGATGTACTGACAATGCCATCCACCGATGCTGCATTAACGATTCAAAATTGCGCTGCCAATTTTGTAAATTCAACCCATAGCGAACAAACTCTGCTTGATCGCCCCAGCAGTCTAAACTAGCAGACACATGAACTTGTTTGATTTTTCTTTTAACTGTGAGATCTCGACCAGCATCAATAAACCGTTGCAGGGTTTCTGCATTGCAGTTGAGATTTGTGTTTATTGCAAGCTCAAGATTTTTATTGTCAAGGCTGTATAAGATCTCTAAGATTTGCCAGAATTCATTTTGCAACAAAGGCTCGCCACCGAGTATACTGAGCCTTGACAACTTTGATCCATTGTTTTTTAACCAATCAAGATATAGTGAAAAAAGCTGATCACGATCTGGAGATTTATTCACAGATTCTATGCCCAACGGGTATGGTCCAAACTTTTTAAGTTCTTGGTTTAACTTGGAACTAAACACTGGCAAACAATATACACATGCTAGATCGCAGGTATTGTTTAGATAAATTTCGCTGATGCGAGGTGTAACATCTAGGTTATCAGTAGCAAAATCAACAGGGGTCAATCCTGAAATTTGATTGTGGTGCAGGCGGTCGCTAACGCCGCCTGCTTGCTCTATGTCTTGGCAGTATTCACAACCGCGTCCCGACGGCCATTTGCCTTGCAGCATAAGGCGTCGATCATCAAGAACTTCAGGAGTATTGTGAAATGAATCAAAAGTTTCTGGGGTCACTTCGACAGGAGAAACTCTATGACAACTTGACGACTTGCCATTGTAGAGTCTTAGAGTATTCCAACCCCATTTAAGCACACATGCAGATGCATTGTGAATAGGAAAAACGCTGTTATTCCCATTCTTCGTCATTGTATTCACTGTCTTCGTCGTACTCTTCTTCTTGTTCGTAGTCCTTGTCGTTGTCAAGGTAACTAGTGAGAGCACGTTTAACATCCGAATCGTGTTTGAAGACATCTCGAATGTCTTCGGGATC